TTAGCTAATTGAATCCTTGACATTAATCTTTCTGTCTGAGATAGATCTAGTTTCTGGAAATGTTGGAAGTTAAGTGCATTTTCTGTATTACTAATACTAGTATCTAAAGGAAGCATCTGAAAATTCTTCATTGCCACATATGCTTTAGCTAAATTACCTTTCCCCCAATCTTCTCCTAATGAGTGTCTTGGTAAAGTATTTTGATCAAGCATGATAATAGTACCTAATTCATCTACTAAGATATCTGCAATCTGATTATTTACAATGTTATATCCAATCTGAAATGGCTTCATTAAATCTAATAAAGCAGTTGACTTAGTATTTCTATCTGAGAATACAGCGCCCTCTATTGGAATTTTACATCCATATAAAGAGTTATCCCCTTTAAACTGGAATCTTAATGGACCAATTTTATGCTTATCTACTCCAATATAGATAGGAGTAAATCCACCAGGATTATTCATTCCCCAGAATGAAGGAATATTAGGTCCAACTTTAACACCTCCCCAAACTTCATTTACCCAAATCCAATCAATGTGTTCTCCATAGATTATATTATCTCTTGTTTTGTTTTTGAATAGTCTGGTATCATAAATTGGTTTATCTGTTACTTCATAATCTTCACTAACTACTTCAGATAATACTTCTCCTGTTTCAGAAATTTTAGTTAAGTGTCCTACTTTCTTTTGAGACTTCCAATATGCTTGGGTTACTCTCAGTAGATAAGCAGTTCCCTGATCATAATAATCCTCACCCTCAGCTAATATTTGTGTGATGATATCAGATCCATCTAAAACATTTCCCCCCATGAATGATGTATACTGTCTGTATGCTAATGAAGGCATGTTAGTATTCCAGTCATGTGATTTAGTTGCATCATAAAAACTACCATCATTTTGTAATCCACCAATATTATAACCAGCTGATCTAATAGGATAAATAGCTTCTAATGCAGTTAATTGTTCTTCAGTCATAAGATAACCATATCTATCAACCACATCTGATGGTGTAAACATATCTGTTTTACCACACCAGTTAGCTTGAGAAATATATCTTGAGTCAGGAGATTTATGATAGAAGGTAATTAATGGGTTCCATAATTCTACTTCATAATCATCTTCCATCATTCTAAAATGCCAGAACTCTCTGTCTGTAATTAATGAGTCACGGAAACCTCTTTCCTCTAACTCATCTATTTTAAATCTTTCTACATCTACCTTATGTTGATGTGAAGCCCATTGTTCTATAATAGATCTATAATCTTTTTTAAAGAAACTTTCAATTTCAGGAAGACTTTTAATTTTTTCTGGTGCAAGTTGTTGCTGAGCTTCTTCAGAATTTGGATCCAATCCTTGTTCTATTAAAGCAGATATAATTTTTGTTTGAGCATCCGCCATTAATGTTTCTTCTACCATTCCTCTTTTTTGCTCTAGCATTTCATTATATGAAAGATCATCTACAGCGCGATAAGTAAGTTTAGTAGATCTCTTAGCAAATTCAGCTACTAGAACATTAATAACATTAGGGATAATTGGATAGAACTTAAGTTCAAGTGCGGACTCATCCTCTTTAGTAAGAAGTTCCACAATATCTCTCATTTCATTATCTTCTTCAATAATGTAGTCTGATCTATCAATGATACCTTTAGCAAGTTTGTAATTCTTCATTAATCTTCTTGCATTTCTACGGAGTTGTCTAAGTCCTTGCCATTCCAGCCAGTCTAGATTCCATGCGGCCCATTCATCATCCTTATCTTTTTTAGGGATAAACTGCAAAGGTTGCGTAACACTACCTAAACGGTTGTGCTCTGTTTTTGCACCTTTCTTTAATTGCATTGCGTTATATACCTGCATATCTCTTATTTAATATTTTTAAAAGCGGATCTTTTAAGTTTTTGAGAATTAAAAGATGATCCATTCCCCATATGACGAAACGGACTCTTATTTAATTTAAACAAATTTTCTGACTTTTGCAAGTTTTTAGCTGTATCATCCATAACTTGTTTTCTTAAATATCCTCTATTAGACTCTTGAATTTTCATAAAAGACACCAAAGCTGCAAAAGCAACTAGTCTATCCACGTTGACTCCATCTGCATATTCTTGCATTTCTCTTATAAGCATAGGATCAGGGATCCTTTCTATACCATATGTAGTTCTAACTATAGTTCCATCAGGTTTAGTTTCCACATCTAGTTCTTCTTTAGTATACTCTATAGTATAACTTAATAGATGGGCCTTGAATAGGGTACCGGTATTTTTCCATCCATACTCCTGGAATACGTTAGCATTAGCACCTAGATCCTTTAAGAACATGATTTGACTTTTTGGTACAAGATATTTTTGTTTTCTTCTAGAAATCATATACTGAATAAACAAAGAAATGTTGTTCTCAATTAAAGCCCAGGCATTATACCATTCAATAATTAACTCTAACATTTGATGTGTTTTGTTTATATCATCATATCTTCCGCACCAAGCTGCTACAATTTTTCCTTGTTCTATATAGGTCTCTGTTTCTACACCGGTTATTTTAGTAACTTCTATAGGAGCTTTCATGATATATATAGAACATAATGATTCAGATGTAGTTGTTTTACCCTCTGATACAGGGTCAATAGAAGCGTAGTACTGGCCAAAACTTGGATCTTCCACCGGTCTTTCCCATACTACAAGACATCCTGTTTTATCTTCTGTTTTCTTTGTTATTGGAAATTCTGCAATAGGTCTTTTATTTGATGCCTTTACTGTAGGTTTACCATTTTCATCTGTAGAAATATCTAGGTATTCAGAACCATATTCATGATCTTCAATTCTTCTTTGCTGTGCTGCAAGTAGATGTGTTGGAAATACAGATACTGATCTATTAGCAAAAGCCTCTTCAATATTTCTAGGATGCTGAGATAATTCTAACTGATAAGCTTCTGGAGACTTATTCTTTTTACATTCACTAAAGTATTCATCAAGATATTCTAAAGCTTCTTCAATCAAACTATTACCATGATTATCAATACAGGGAGGCATTGACCATTGTTCAGGAATAAATAAACCTGTCTTACCTACAACACCGGTAGAATTTATTAAATTAGTTTCTACAGCATAAATATCTGTTCCTTCGGGATTATTAATCATGTCCTTCAAAGGGCCACATTGATCTAAATCACCAACAGATCCTGCCGCAATAAACATTCCTGTAGTAATTAAACCTGACTTGAGAGCGGGTTTAATATATCCAAAAGTTATATCCATCTTAGGAGCAACCCCTGCCTCTTCATGAAAGAAGTATTTAACTGGTCCACCGACACCATTTGTAGGATCCTTTTCAAAAGACATACCTTGTATAGTTCCTTTAAGACCTACTTCAGTTTTTCTATCTCCCTTTCTTACCTCAATCTTCTGTTGCCACATCATAACTTTATCAGGAGACATTGGTCTGTACCAAGCTGTATGTTCATTTAAGAATGCTGCATACTCTTGTAAGAATTTCCAAGATCCTTTTTCATTGATATAATCTTTAAGACTTGCTCCTATCTTTAATGTAACACCTGGTTCAAACCATTGCTGATTTAATAACTTACCCATATGATAATATGAAGAAGCAATTTGACGTTTCTTTAATATAGCAGCATGTTGATAATTTAACTCAGCTAAAATTTCATATAATGCCATGTGATATTGAGCATCTCTAATCTTAGCAAATCCAAAATTCTGTTCTTCTTTATCAAAGATTGGTAGAAAATTTAACCACATATAATATTCTCTACAGACATACCAGGTTAAATTTTTATCTTTTACAATTATACCTTTTCTACATTTAAGTTTCTGATCATCCCAGTAAGTTATAAAGTCTTTTGATCTAAAGGGAGCTGTACAATATATTCCATCCTTTCTGAATTTGTTTGATTCAGATATGAATATTGTATCTGTTGTTTCATTGAACTGGTAAGTACCAGGTTCTTTAAAAATATCTGTGAGGATAAACTGCTTGAACTCCTCTCTGGATTCAAAATCTGTAGTTGTCCAATCTCCGTTGTCATAAGTTGGTATGTCTTGATAAATTTCACTCATAATTAACTATCATATGCTAATCCTTGTCCACCTCTAACTTTGCTTGCTTGTTCTTCTTGAAGATCTTTGTAAGCACCTTTAAAAGAACCTCTGATAGCATCATAGTTTTTAGCAGCAGCAATTAGTGAATTAAAATTTCCATCTCTTCCTGCAGTAATTTGACTTGTTTCCATATATCTGGCAAGTCTATCAAGCATAGTTGCTATACCCTTGTATGCGCGTGAGGTTGGAGTTTCATACATTCTTTCACAAAATAGAAGTGCTGTATGTATTGTGTCATCCTCTATAGAAAAGTCTGCTTCAATTTCTTTAAGGATTATAAATTCTTTGTCTACTTCTGGAGTAAAGAAAAAAGGATTCATGTCAGGATTAGGACAGCACATATAGAATAAATAAAGATATACCTTTAGATAGTCATCTGGATATTGATCCATTACATCTTTAAGAGCCTTTAACGTATAACAGTGTTCTGTTGGAATTACTTTACCATTCTGAACATCAAATAGTTTTGCAAACATATTATTTCTTTTTAATAAAGGTAGGGTTTTCTTTCATATGATTTATAATTGCTATTACTTCATCATACAAGTAAGGTACTAACATTGGAGTAACTTCTTTTACAATGGGATCACCATATTCATCCCGTTTGGCAATTGGATATCCCCAATCATCTTTTCCTTCAACTTCAAAAGTAATATGATGAATAAAGATTGTTCCTGCTAATAATCTTGGATTATGTTTTAAAATCATATACATGTATATACTCAATTGTAATGCATAATGATTAAAATTACAGTCTTCTAAATTAGAAATAGGTTCTAACATTTTCTCTGATATACCTTCCCAGTTTTTAAAAGATTCTGTCTTAATTTCTTTATTGGTTTTATAATCAATTATATTTACTCTTCCATTAACTATTTCAACTAAATCTGATTGTCCACAAATACCTGCAGATTTAAGATATACCATGTGCTCAGGATAAACTCCAGGATCTAATTTTTGTAGTGGTGCATATTTAATTCCATTCTTTAATGGTAACGGTTTAAAAACAGGTACAGTTACTCCCTCTCTTTCTATAGAGGCTAATGAACACAAGTCATCTTCTCTTTGGTTATGGTAGAAGGTGCCTAGA